GGATGCCGATCTTCGCAGCTATCGAGGCTGCGAGCCGGTATATCTCGTCGATGTGTCTTTGCACCTGTGCTACGAGGGCCTTATTAGTCTGAGCTTTTTTAGGCATTATTCATAAGCTCCAAACACACTGCGTTGCTCATCCTCTCTGATCTGGTCAAGTGTCTGTTGAGGATTTTTGGACAGCCCCGCTTTCTCAATCGCCTCATACTGGCTCATAATAGCCTTGCCGCCGGTAGCGTTGCTGTACCTCTCGATGCGGTCTTTCTCGTCATCTATCTTGTATGGATTGATTCTATTTTCCACCGGCATAGCAGCAAAAGCGTCCGCGATGTCTGGAAACATAAGCCCCGCTAACGCTTTTACCACATTAGCCTCTCTGTCGAGAAATTCCTGAAGCGCGCCGGCCTCCTGAAGCACGCGCAATTGCGCGTCGATAAACAGCATCTTGCGCGCCTCCCCACTCATCGGCGTGNTTTTCATATTCTCGTAGCTTATGTCCGGTATCTGCAGATTGGTGTAGTACTCCCTGCGCAGCCCCTCGAGTTGCAGCTTGACGGCCTCCGGCGATTGCTGCCATGTCACGTACTCCAAGCGGCCAGATGCCGGATACTTGACCACTTTGCGGAATTTGTCCGTGTCCTCATTTCCCATTTGGATCGTCTCATCGGCAAAAAGTGCCAATATCGGTGCGGAGTTGTCACGGATGCAGTTGCCATTGTCGCTGTAGGTGCGCTCCTGCTCCGCTCTCAAACGGCTGCTATCTCTCCAGCACGGCTTTTTGGACCATGCATAGGCCCCCGGTATCTTTCCTATCTCCAGCTTTTTTCTAAACAATTCTTTCCACGCGTCAGCGCCCTCTTTGTTAGTNTGCTCCCACCGTATGTGCCACGTGTCAGTGAAGGTGTCAAAAAAGCGGNGGNTATCGACGCCGTTGTAATAGTTGTATTCAAAAGACAAAGCGATGAGGTCTAAGTCATCGTCAAATAGCGGATATATGCCGTCGCCATTCATCGGCGTGTAGGTGCGTCGCCTGATCTTGTAATTGCACTTTTCGCCATAGTCATAATGCGGAGCTGAATCTACCAAGTACCATAACGTTGCGATCTCGCAACCTGCGAAAAAATGAACGCCTCGCTCAAGGTTCAACGCATTGATACGATTCTTCTTGTAAATTCGTTCCATTATAGCCTGTGCGCGCTGCGCCCTTTCGTCCTGCGCATCGTATATGCGCGTTACCGGTATGCCGAATGTCAAGCCCGTAAGGCGGTTAGTTGCCAGCTGCTCGAGTGATAGAGGCACTCTCACCACTTTGCCTCCCTCCATTACGCTGACATCCTGATAGGTAGCCTCGTTCATTATGTCGTGATGCTTGATGTCATAATCTTTAGCAAGCTCACTCCATAAAGGAGGGCTCGGAATTTTACGCTTTAACTCCGTGATGATGTCATCTGTTTTTTGTAAACTTAAAATTGAATTGATGTCGGTAGGCATTGTGTTATCTCCTTATTCCTCTGATAATCTCTAATTGCTCTAAATCTGAATTGTCGTATGTTAATTGTCGGTTATTGAAATCTTGAACAGCATAGCCGGTAATATCCACATATTCATCGTGCTTTGCAGTAGGGAATCCTGCCATCTCATCAAGATAACCGGCGTTCCACACACCTGCCATCAGCTTGACTCTCTGCGCCTCGAGTGTCGGCGATGCTGCATTTGCTCTCTCCACCTTGCTGGTAGTTGGTGTGTCAATCGCCACGATGTTAAGCTGAGTATAACGCCGCAACTGCTGTATCAATGAGAGGCCGTTTGCTTTAGGCTCTATCCGCACCGTGCTTTTGTGATTATACCCCATTTGCCGCACGTAGTTAGGCAGCCATTTGCATAATTCGGGAAACTCTAAATAAACCTTTACAGCATCGATGATCAGGAGGCTGTTACCGTCATCGCACACGGCTATCACACCGGTAGGGTCGTTTTTAGTATTCGTCGTATATGCCGTGTCGATATAAAAGTGAACGCCACGCTGCCTTTGCGCCTGCTGCACTACTTGCTGGAGCGATTGATTTGCCGTTATCGGGAACCAGTCGCGCCTTATGAGATTACCTGCTTTGTTGTACGGCTGTTGATCATATTGCCCTGCATACATCTGTGTGCCTAATGCCGTTTTTTGCTCTTGCANCACCTCCGGCGACAGCCTTATGGGATCGAGAAGTCCATTTGTGTAAAACTGCTTAAGCTCTATCGGATGAACCTCATCCGATATCTCCGCCGGCAGGCATATATGTTTTATGCCGTCAGTCGACTGCGCCAAAAGATAGCCGGTGACGTCATCTTCGTGAAGCCTCTGCATTATGGTGACCGTAGGCGTGTTGGCCTTGTCAACCTTACGCGTGGCGAGTGTAGCCGTATGGTTGTTTGCCGCTTTGCGCATCGCCTCCGAGGACGCCTGCCCCGGGTTCAAAGGATCATCGTTAATTATAACATGTGCATGCTTACCCGTGATAGTGCCTCCGGTTGAAGTGGTGTATCGCGCCCCTTTGCGCCGCGTCTCATAGTTGCTCCGTGCCGTACGATCTTGCCTCAACCTCACATGTGGAAATAATTTTTGATACTTCAGCGATAAAATAACATCGCGAGATTTACTCGAATGGTCTTCGGCAAGGTCGGCGCTATAAGAATTTGTGATTATGCGCAAAGAGGCATCTTGCGTCCAAAGCCATGCCGGCCACATGATAGTACAAATTCGGCTCTTTGTCATTCCGGGAGGAATGTTGATGATCAGGTCATAAGGCTTCGGCTCACGCGCCACTATATACCTCGACAGCTCCTGCAGCTCATCGCATAAGTAACGTATGTGCCAATTTGCCACCAGCGACTCAGACTCGATTGTATCCCAGAACTCACAAAAAAAGTTATAGAAGCTCTTTGTGCATCGCTCCGACAAAGCCTGAACTCCGGCCATGATGATAACCTGATCTGTAAGTACCATCGCGTCATTCCTCTTTCAAAAAATTGCGCCCTATATTCTCCAGCACCTCGCGCTCCTCATCTGTAAGGTTAGAGAGGTCGACGTGATTTTTGCTCTCTACATATGCATCTACCTTTTCGATGTAACCACGCCTACGGCCTTGCGTTTTGAGATAAAACAGGATGCACGCCGTATCGCCGCTCATGATCTTTTTNANNAGCTGCGTCTCTACTATATCGAGCGTCACCTCTTTTATCTGATCAACCTCAGCGTCAAATTCCGGATCATTCCTTTTCCAATCCGCTATAGTCTGCCTTGTCAGCCCCATCTGCTCCACCACCGGCTGCTGCACGCCCGCCGTTTTCTTAAGGCCCTCAAGGAATAATGCCTTGAGCCTCTTTGTCTCTCTTTTGGAAATTCGCCCCCTACCTCTGCGCACCCCCTTGTTAACCGGAGTACCCATGACTTTGCCTCCTTATGATTAAAAAACGAAATATGAAAATAGGATACCGAACACTATTCCGCCCACGTTACAAGCCATGTCATGCATTGAAAATTGACCGCCCTGCAGCATATCCTGAAATTCTTTAGCTATACCGGCCGTAAAAACCAAAGACGCCGCTACCCATACCGGTGCAAATGCCGCAATGACGATAACTATAAGCGCAGATAGCGCAAAATGCAAAAGGCCGTCAATCCTGATCCAGCCCCATATCTTCTGTAATAATTTCATAGCTGTTAAATCTCCGTTACTCAAATGAATTTATTCCGTCAAAATAATTTTTGTAAAAGTCGTATAGCCCCCTGTCAATCGTGATACACGCCTGCTCCGTACGAGGGTTGGTGTTGATGTTTGCGCTGGTCTGTATGCCAAAAGCGAACTTAGCCCCGATGCCCGCCATTATCTTCGAATGATTGCGAAATACACAGATGCGCCCAAGCCCCGGATAGTCGTTGTATAGCCTCTGTAGCATCCGGTACTCGGTTGCGTATGATCCGGTAAATATTTCACCCACGTAAATGTCAAGATGCTTTATGTAGCCCTCTTCGATCCACTCCCTGAATTGCAGCACGTCCTCGGCGGCCATGCACCAAGTGCTCACGAGACAATGATCAAGTCGTTGCTGCCTTATGACGGCTTTCAAATATGACAGCGCGTCAATATCACCACCGGTCAATAGGTTATATGACACGCCCTCCTCAAAATGAAATCCGGGAGCCGCGAAAGCGTCAAGAAGGCGCGTCTCGCTAAATGCATGCCGGTATATGTACCGAGTCGATAGCTCATATTTTTCGACCTTGCTGTTTAGCCGTATGGACTTTTGAGGTTTGTCCGGCTTTTCTTCCACGACCTCTTTGGGCAATGGTTCCCCTGCACTCAGGTCTAAATCAAAGTTAAAATCAAAAAATCCGTTATCCGTCATCTCTCAATCCTCTTTGCCTTTTGTCCTGTAAAAGTTTCCCATCTGTGAATGATGACGTCGCAATAGACCGGATCTAACTCCATCATCCGGCAATGCCTGCCCTGCTGCTCGCAGGCTATAAGCGTCGATCCGCTGCCTCCAAAGGGGTCGAGTACGCACTCCCCCCTTCGGCTGGAATAGGCAATGAAACGGCCTACTAATGGCACCGGTTTCATTGTCGGATGCTCGGCATTGCGCAAAGGCTTGTTTTCGCGGATGATGTCGGTAGGTGTCACGTCCTGATTAAAAACGCTTTTGCAAAGGTCGCGTAGCTGCACCTTGGTCATCTTGTCAAAATCCAGCTGATCATCAATCACCGTGCGCAGTTTGCGGTTTTGAATGAAATAATGCGCCGCCCCCGGTTTCCATCCGTAGATCACCGGCTCATGTGCCCACTGGTAGTCGCTTCGGCCTAAGATGCCTATGTTTTTAACCCATATAAGCATCTGCTTATAAAGAAATCCCGCATCGCGATAAGCCCCTTTGAAATTCAGGGCCTCTGTCGATGCGTAGAATATGTAACACGCCGCGCCTGCTTTTGTCGAGTTGTAAATGTTTCTAAACGCTTTATCCAGAAACTCCCTAAATGCGCCGTCACTCATACGGTCGTTTTCGATCTTCAGCTTTTCGTCAGTACTGCCCTCATAGTCCACGTTGTATGGAGGGTCTGTCACGCAAAGGTCGGCGAGGTCGTTTTGCATCAATGCCTCAAAGTCGGCCTCATCCGTGGAGTCGCCGCACATTAGAAAATGATTGCCGAGCCTATAAATCTCACCCCGCTTTGTCTTTGGTTCTTTTATCTTTTGGAGCTTTGCCTCGACGTCATAATGATCGTCCTCGGCCGCCTCCGGCTCTTCCGTCAAGGTATAGCTCGGCAGCTCGATTCCCCAGTCGGCAAACTCGATCCCTTTCCATTCGGACAAAAGAAGTCCGGTGTCCCAATCTCCGAAGCTTGAGTTATCTTTCAGCACTATCTGCTTGAGGGTGTCGATGTCCGTCCCCTCCGGCACCAAGTGACAGGTAATCTCTTTCCACCCGATCCGCTTTGCCGCCGCTGCCCTCATGTTGCCGGCCAACACAACAAACACGTCTCCGAAGGGATAAACGATGCAGCCGCGGGCCTCCGTGAGCATCGGCGTCTCCTCCATCGACTCCATCAGCTTTTCAAGATCGGCATTCGTCCATTTTCGCGGATTGGCCGGTAGCCCCTCGATTTGCCCTTTATTCGGCTGTAACCTTTTGATTTCTATCTTTTTCGTCTGCATTTTTTACATGTCTATTTTGTTTTGCCCCAAATATAGTAAAAAATGGCTTACCTTGTAAACCTTTTATAATAATTTTTTCATTTCTCGAATTTGTTGGAGGAGAGATACCTGTGTATCGCCTTTGCCTTTCAGCACCCGCAGCACCCTCTCGTCCATCGTGCCTTTGACTGTCAAATGGTAAAGCAGCACCGGCTTCGTTTGTCCTTGACGGTGCAGCCGCTTGTTTGCCTGTTGGTATAATTCGAGGTTCCACGTCAGCGAGTGCCAAACGATGATGCGCCCTCCGGCCTGCATGTTCAGTCCGTATGCCACCGATGCCGGATGTGCCAGCATAACTCTGATCCGTTTGCCGTTCCACCGGGCCAAAATGTGTTCCTCGCCTTTGAAAACCACCGGCCGATACTGCTTTAAAGCCTCCATGATGCGCTCTTTTTCATGGATATAATTGTAATAAACCAATACCGGCTCGTTGGCATTTTCGATTATATCGGCCAAGGCCTCGATCTTCGTTTCATCAACAAAGTGCCATTTATGCTCATTGTCATAAACTGCTCCCGAGGTGAATTGCAGGAGCTTATTCGTCAGGGCCGCCGCCGTCAGCGCCTCGATGGTATCCTCGTCTATCTGCAGGAGCTGCTCTCTCTCAAAGTCCTTATACAGTAAGGCTTTTTCTTCCGTAAAATTCAAAGTCATGCCCGCCTCGATCATGTCAGGCACTTCGATGTAATCCTCTGCTCTCATCGACATGCAAATGTCCGAGATCAATTCTGATATTTTTGTTGTCGTTCCCACTTTCGGCCTCCATTCATAGATGACCGCCCCATTTCGTCTTCCGGGAGTGAAGTATTTCGCCCTGTACGACGTCAAAGTCTTTCCCAACCGCTGGCCCATATCCAAAAGCCATATCTGGCTCCACAAATCCATGAGCCCGTTCGGCGATGGCGTTCCGGTAAGGAGAATTACCCGCCTGAACTGCGGACGGACGCGCCTCAACGCTTTGAACCTTTTCGCCGAAGGATTTTTAAAGCTGGAACTCTCATCAATGATCACCATATCGAAGGGCCAGGGCCACTCTTTATATCTTTCAACCAGCCATACCACATTCTCCCGATTTATGACGTAAATATCAGCATCGGAGGCCAACGCCCTCTCCCTCGTCTTTTCATCTCCCAGAATTATCGACAGCCTCAAATGGCTAGTGTGATCCCACTTCTGGGCCTCTGCGCTCCACGTGTTCCGCGCCACGCTTTTGGGCGCTATCACAAGGGCTTTGTCCACTTCGAGACAGTCCTGCAGCTCCGCCACGGCGGTCAGCGCTATCACGCTTTTCCCCAGCCCCATGTCAAGGAACAACGCGGCATTGGGATTATCTAATAAAAAGTCCTTAGCCCTGATCTGATATGGATGTGGGACATATTTCATTTGTTGATAAAATTGTTGATAAAGTGCTCCAACGCCTCGGAGTTGTCTATGACGTAGACCTCAAATCCCTGTCGTTCTATTTGTGCTTTCGTATGCATCTGCAGCTTTGTCGGCTTTAGTCCTGTGCTTTTGACCTCGACAAAACACGCCTTTCCGTTAAAAAGCACCAGCCTGTCCGGCATTCCCCTGTGAAACTGACTCGAAAACTTAAAAGCCTCCCCTCCGGCGGTGCGCACCTTTTCCGCCAGCTTACGTTCCAAAATCTTCTCGCTTTCGACCTTTTTGGGCCTTTTTCGTTCCGTTTTTGTGTTTTTCTGTTCCATTTTGATATTTTTTCGCTTTATTCCTCAATGCTTTGCACGTCATCCTCTCCAATTTCCATCACCGCTCCGTTATGCTTCAGTTTAACCGTGCAGCCTGCTTTCATCTCATTGCCCGACTCCTTGACCTCAATTTTACAGGAGCTTGCGATTATCGTTGCCTTCACCTTTTTCTCATTCAGCATCATCGTCACCTTATCACCGATGCTGTATTCCGGGACGTAAACAAAGCCTTGCTGGCCCCTATATTTAAGTCCAAAAATGGAATACACCATCGCCTCGAGCTTATCGGCGTCCTCGCAAAAGTCATCAGCTGCTCTATCCTCGAGTTTGCTCCAGTCATTTTTTGGGCCTTTTTTCAACACCCTACGGATGGCGTTCAGGTGATACTTTACATTTTGCCGGTATAAACCCCGCGTTTTGCATTCCTCGGTCATGTCGGTAAGAACATCATCCATCAGCTGGTCGAGATGCAGAAAGCAAAGGATGTATCGGTTTAATTTTTCATAGTCATAATCCGGGTCATCCGGAATTGCATTTTTCAAAGTCGTCATGGCTTTTAAATTTTAGGTACTTGATATGTCAGGTCAATTCGCGTGTAATGGATGTGCCCGCAATTCTCGCATCTGTTGATTAAAATTTTCTGCAGGAGATTTCCAGCAGGATCGGTAATTTTGTCGGTAGCGTGGACTATGTATTTATGCAGTCCAAAAAAGCATTTCAAATCTTGGCTCATATCTGTTTTTTTTTGGTTACTTACAAAAAATCGTTCGGGACAATGGGACAATATTTTCCCACATATTATTAAATACGCGATTAGGTTAATATATATACGCGTATATTTATCCTAATTCCACTTTTATACTTTCAATGGTATTTTATTGTCCCATTGTCCCAAAAGTGTTGTATCGTGCTGGCTTTTAGCCTGTTGGGTGTGGGACAATAATGGGACAATAAGTGGGACAATAATAGGCATTGTCCCGGGATAATAGATTGTTACTTTTTTTATTGTCCCGTTGCTTTGTCCCATCGTCCGGGGCCGTTTTTCACCATTATTTTTAAGTCTCTGCTTACGAATTGGAACTAAAAAATCCTTATTTTTCAAATTAGGCTTCGGGTCAATCGGTTTTTTCATTTCTCTTTTACTCGCTTTAATCTTCATAACTTTCTAATGTATTGCTCTTTGGCTAAAATCCTTAAAAAATAAGTAACACTTCTGTTACACGGTTTTAGNCCCTTATGATTCGATAGCAGTGTTGTCTTCCGTATATAGGGATGTATNGACGCCCTATATATTCCAATTGTCTCATTTGCCTCATCATCTGGTTAANCTCCCGCGTTCTGTATCGGGTTTTCTCATCGAGTTTTTGCCCAAAGCATTCGGCGTACACCTCGATTGCCGAGACGGTCTCTCGTTTCTTAAACAATTCGCCGTCAAAGGCGTAATCAATCCCCGCTATGTAATCCTGCCGTTTGCGCAGGCTCATCGTCTCCCAAGTGGTCGGTATAGGCTTTTCCAAATACTCCGCTATCATCCCGATCCTCTCGTCAGCAAACACTTCGTTACACAGCTCCTGCAATTGCCGCGACTGTCTTTCCAAATCGTTCGGCAGGTACAGCTTTTCGCCCTGTCTGTATCTGGTCAGGGCCTCCGCCCACAATTGGTCAACCTCTCCGGGCAGATCTTCCCATACGTCTTTCATCGGTATCTCCTGATCGCACATAATCGTCCAGAAGCGTCTGTTGCCGGTATCCCCTTTCAAAAAGGCGCGCTCGTTGGTCGTGGCAAAAAAGACGCATTGTCTCGGGTAAACTTCCGTTTTGCGCCCGTATGCCGGCCTATAGGAGTCTTCCTGCTTTGAAAGGAACGCCTTGTAAGCCTCCGAGGTGCTTTTCTTGTAATTCGTCAATTCGCCCATCTCTATGAGCCATTTGCCTCTTATCTGCTCCATGCCCTCTTTGCCCTCTATTCCGGTGAGGCTGTCGTCAAACCACTCGTCGCGGCCCATCAGTCGTATCAGCGTGCTTTTACCAATACCCTCAGGGCCAATCATCGTCAAGACGTAGTCGTATTTGCAGCCCGGCTGCATTACCCTGGCCACGGCAGCGGTAAAGTGCTTGCGTGTCTGCGCCCTGACGAGCGGCGTGTCCTCGGCGCCGAGGTAGTCGATCACCAAGGTGTCGAGCCTCTCGATGCCGTCCCATCTCAATGCGTTGAGGTAGTCCCGCACCGGGTGGAAGGAGTTCTGACTGACAGCCAGATCGTGAGCGTCGAGGAGCGCCTGCTTGCCGGTGAGCCGGTAGTTTGCCGAGACGTAGTCGATCAGTCCGTTGTCATCGCTGTTGTTCCACCACTGGTCGGCCTTTTTATCCCGCCACGGCAGGTCATCCACCACGGCGTCGCGGCCCTTGAAGTCATCGCGCATCACTTTGCCTTTTAGTCCTGGATCGTTTCGCACGATAAGGCCGAAGTTGTAGGGTGAGTTGAGCACTTTTTTATTTTCAATTTGCATCATGCTCCTCCAATCCTCCTCCCCATCCTCTTCGGCCGTATCGGCGATATTTGCGAAGTCTTCATTTATATTAGCCATCTGCTCTTTTACTATGAGAGTCCGCACCTTGGTGTCCTTTTGGGCATATTGAGCCATCGCGGTGTATGACGGCAGTCGGTTGACCGGCGTGTTGATGTCAGCCTCGGCATCCAAGTCGTGGAACAGGTGCAGCCTCACTAAGTCGAACGCGTTGCATAGCTTGCTGCAACACAGGTCTGTGCCGTGGTGGCTGTAGGCCCATTTGTCGTCATAGACTACGAGGCCCCCGGCGGTCGATCCGGCGGAGTAAGTCCACCTATCATCCTGCGCGGTAGGCTCGTAAACATCGGGCAGGAACGTGTTGATGGCGGCGGTTATGGTGTAGGCCCTGCAGAACGTGCCTACTATGCCGCGCTTTGTCGTCGGGTCTTCCTGCTTTGATCCGTGTCCGGTCGCGAGCCGTTGGGCGTTGCTGTCCACCGGCCACTCGGCAGCGTTGCGCCAGTCGGTATAGCTGTCGAGTAAATCATCGGCATCGGCGGGCGCACCCTCTCCCTGCAGGAAGAGGTAATTGCCGTCCTTGGGCGTCGATGGCCAGTACATCAGCCTCATCGGCTGGTAGCTCGTCTGGTCGAACATATCGATGCCTATGTCGTCCGCTATGCGGCGCGCAATCGGCACGTACTCGTCAGATGTCACGTCACGGCTTAGCGGCACCACCAGCCGGAAGCGGGGCGAGTCGTCCGTGTGGCCGTGCGTGGAGTAGATGCACCACGCCGTCCCCGATAGCATGTCCGCGATGATCTCCGGCGTCTCCGGCGTGGCGAAGTCAAGGTCGAGTGTCACGAGGGAGCGGTGCGTGATGGCTCCCGCCTTTCGGCGGCCTCCCTCGATGGCCCCGCCGACAAACCCCCCGATGTCTTTTACCTGACCCTTTTGGGGTTTTTTCATTGCCCGGTATTCGGCCACCGTCTCGGCGGTGCGTTTCGTCTTTGCCAGTCTCCGTGTGAGCGCCTCCCACGTGATCTGTCTGTTTACCCATTTTGTCTCCATCCTTGAGCGCCCGGTGGAGATGGTGTAGGTTCGTTGCATATAAGTCTATGTTTGTCAATCCTTTTTATAATATTCCGTGATAAACCCGCTGCCTTTCAACGGGAGTCCCCGTGCCCAGCTCGGCGTGCGTTTGAAATGTGCGAGTATTCTCTCGAGTGCGCTTTGGGCATCTTCTCTCGGCACTTCGCACACGATCTCGTCATGGACGTGGAGTACCGGGTCGAGACAGTTTTTTTCAATCGTGATCAGCGCCTCGGCCAGGCAGTCGCGTGCTATCGCTTGCACGATGTTTTCCACCAGTTTGCCTCCATAGGTCTCGAGGCTTTCCCATTTGCGCGAGGTCTGATTCACGCCTTTGTAAACCAGCGAGGGCTTTCCGAAGCGGTTGAGCCCCGTCTGCATTTCGCGATAGATGAGCTGTCGTCCGGACGGCAGCTGGATGATCAGATCGTTGCTGACGTTTCGGGTGGTGATCATAAGCTTATCTCTTACATTGATGGGTGCTTTTGAGAGCAGCGTCTGCCTTGCAGCGTCCTCAACCTCCCGCCATAGCGATACGATATTTGGATTCGTCTGGCGCCATTGCTTCACCAAGGCCTCCATCTCTTCCCTCTCCAGCCCCATCCTCTTACCTCCCATCGCCTCGAGTGCGGCGATGCCGCCGCCAAAGCCCAAGGCCAGCACGGCGATCTTGCCCTTGTTCCGGCGAGGGTCGTCCCTTGTGATCTCGTCCACGTCGCATCTGAACATCTGTGCGGCGGTGGCCTCGTAAATCTT